TGGATCAGCTTCATCTTTTCCTGATACCATGCGTCCAAAGTTTCGCGCTCGGTGGACAACTCGCTGATCAAACCAGACAGCGCGCCGTCTGTCCCGCCACCGCCGCCGCCTCCGCCCCCGCCGCCGACCGATTTAGGACTTGGCGGGATCAATTCAGACCCCGGCAAGTTGAACCCAAGGCTGTTCTTGGCCCAATCTCCATTGCCCTCCGTCATGCCGGGGCCTTCGCTTACGGAAAGGTTAGAGAGTGCGCCATTTGCGGCCACCGCGTCCCAAAGCGTTGTAGCCAGTGTTGCCGCTTTCTGAATGGCGGTAGACAGCCACCCGGAACCCGGTTGCGTGTCGCGGATTTTAACCAACGCTTGATAAGCCGAAGACAGCTTGCCGTTTGCAGTGTTTAGTTCCACATTCCAGCCGCGTGTTTTCGCCTCGGTCATAACCATCTGATCATAAGCCGCGCGTGCCGCCGCTTTTTGCTGATTGGTGATGTCCAGCGCCGCGATCTTGGCGAATTGAATTTGGCGCTCTTGGTTGATCTGCGCTTGCAAATACTGCGCGCTTTCGCGGCCATACTGCAATTCAGTGCGCGCCAATGCCGCACGCTGCTCAAAACTGCGCGTCATTTCGTTGGCGGATTGCAACGCTTTTTGCTGCTCCTCGTTCAAGTGAACAACCCCGGCCACCTGTTGCTCGACAAATGCAGCCGCCTGCGCCCGCTTTTCTGCCAATACCGCTTCAGCCGCCGCCATTGCCTCCTGAAGCATTACTATTTTTTCACTTGCCGCTATCATACCCTCATTTGGACCCAGGCTTAGACGCCAAGCATTCGCACTTTCCCACGCTTTTTTCGTCAACTCTATTTCGTTCTGAATAATTCCGATATTAGCCTCAGCCGCCTTGACCATTGCGTTGACGGAATTGGTCGTCATTTCTACGTTAAAAGCCTTTGTGGCGCGCGTAACATCGTCCTGTGCCGCAGCAAGTGCGCCTAGCGTCTCGGCAGTTGTGCGCGCTGGTTGCCAAGCGGAATAGATTGCAATGCCCAGAGCCGTGGCCGCTGCCGCAGCGATGCCCCACGGACCGCCCAGCAGCGCCACGGTGCGCCCAAGTGCAGCACCGGCAAATGCCGCTGCATTAAGCGCCACAGTGTATGCGCCCGCCGCAAGCGTTGCCAGACTGAACCCGCCAGCCGATGCGGCAAGTGACGCCACCAGCGCGGGCAAGCGTGTTGCTGCCAAAACTAGTGCGATTTGGGCAAGGGTAGTTAGCGCACCCGCTGCCCCATCCGCCCATGCGGCGAAGTCGGTTTGCGCCATGGATGCCAACGCGTCACCAACGGCCACAAGCGCGGTCGCCAGCGTGCCGGACACGTTGAATGCCTGATCGAAGTTGCCCACCAGCGCCAGAATGCCAGTCCCGATGCGCGTGAAGGCATCGCCAACCGTCGCGGGCATTTCCGCCGCAACTGCCCGGACATCATCAAGAGGTTTTATAATACTGTCCGCAATGACTTGCCCGGTAATCCTGCCCTCGGATGCCAGCGACCTAAGCCCCGAGACCGTGGTGCCTAATTCATCTGCCAACGCCTGCGCCACACGGCCACCGTTGGCTAGAATTGTTTCCAAACCCTCGGCCTGAAGTTTGCCAACGGCCATTGCCTTCGCAAGCGCATTTTGCACTGATGCCGCGCGCTCGCCCTTAGTTGCCGTGATCACAAGCATATGGTTTAGCGATTCGGTGAAGTCCGCAGCCTCAGCCGCCGATTTGCCTAAATCCCGCAACACCCCCACGTTGCGGGCATAAACCTGCACTGTTTGATCGAGCGGCGAATACGATGCGTTGGCAATATCAACCATGCGCTGCATCATGTCGCCAGCCTTCGACATATCACCAATCGCGGCCCCAAGCTGGCTGCGAAGATCGGACCAACTATCAGCCAGCTTGATGTAGGCACCCACAGACAGCGCCGCCGCCGCCATTGCCGCCAGTTTGCCCACGACAGTCCCAATTCCGCCCGACAGCCTGGAAAGCGAACCCTCTGCCGTCTTAGCATCGTCGCCCATCCGCTTGACGCCATCGCCCGCGTTCTTCGCGGATGGTGCCAGCTTGTCCGTCGCCGCCTCGGTCTTGCCAGCGGCCCCCGTGAGCCTGGTGAGTTGATCCGTTGCTTTATCAACGCCGTCAACTGTCGCCTTGATCCCGAGTGCCGCTAGTGTCATTGCCTGCCCCTATTTTTTATTGCCGCCGCGAAACGCATCGCGGGCAGGGTTATCACTCACGGGCAGATCATCGCCACCATCAGGCGACTGCCGTTTCAACCAAGCGTTATCCAGCCGCCGCATGACGTGCCGGAATTGCCAAGCCTCATGCTCGCACCACCCGGCAACATGCCGGGATATGCTTGACGCCGGTATTGGCCCTGCGCCATAGCCGGTAAGTTGTCGGTCGGTGCCAAGTTCAAAGAAGTCGTCAAGCCAAGCCACCGCGCCGGGGTGAACGTCAGGCGGGTAAAGCCTATCTGGAACCCGCCTGCCCTTTTCTTCTATCGCATCAATCCGCGCCTGTGAGTTTGGGTTATCCATTGCCCACAAAAGCGCCTCGATTAGTTTCCCGCGATGTCCTCGGCCATGCCAAGGTGATTGTCAGCAACGATGCCAGCCGCATAGGCTACGACATCGCGGAATGTTTGCCCCATGCCGCGCTCGTCAACAGAGGTCAGCACTTTGACGGCGATTTCCTTGTCATATGGCGCGGGCTTGCCTTTGACCTGAACCGCATTTTCCCAGTCCAGCAGGATATGCTCGGCCAGCAAAGCACCCGCCTTGGCCTGATACACGGGCGAGTTGTGCGCTTGTGTCGCCCGCTTGCCGAACGACCGCAGCAAAGCATCATGCGCCACGTTGAACGGCTTGTAGTTGCGGCTGCGCACTTTCAGCCTTACGCCGGGATGGTTCGGGATCTCGGAAACCCACTCGCCCCCGGCCACATCAACAGGCTTGTCCATGTCATCTAGGTTGAACATCGTATATCCTTTTGGGTTCGGGTTCAAAATGCCGGGGCGATGGTGAACCACTCCACCACCCCAGCTAGGCCCGCCCATGACGGGCAGGCTTTGGATTAAACGGTGATATAATCCGCGATGCGCTGGATCGGCATTGACACCATGCGCGTTGCCGATGCGTCACCGCCTGTTTTGTTGCCGAACATTGCCAGCCCATAAAACATATCGGTCTCACCGATAGCCGCAGCCGTTGCCGTGTGGATGCCCGATTGCGTTCCCGTGGTGACAATGGCCGCGCCGCCGATGGTCGCCGCAAGCGAGAACGTGTTGGCAGCAGGTGCAGGGCTTGCGGCGACGTAGTAGGTCACGCCAGCAGCAAGCCCGGTCGGCAGCGCGCCAGTGGTGGACAGCACGACCGGGGTGCCAGCGACAAGCCCGTGTGCCGTTGCGGTCAGAACACCCGGCGAAGCAATGCTGATTGCGACGGTATTTTCAATCCCGCAATCTGCGCCCCAAACGATGCGGAACGCATACGGATTGCATGACCGTTGCGCGGCTTTCATGGCGATTTGGCCGGGGTCGGTGGCATCCGGCACAAACGTATTATCCATGATCGGGAAGCTGATCACACCTTTGGAGTAAAGCGTGATATTCTGGTTGATCAGGGTTTGCGTGATTGCCTCTTGCTCGGTGCCCAGATCACCGCTGGTTGCCCAGCCGCCGATTTCCACCCAAGTCTGCCCCGCGAAGTCGGGAAGGGTGACAATGGATTTATAGGCCACTTGTCCGCCGATGTAGATGCGGCTTCCTGCGATTTTAGATAGTCCAGCCATTTGAGGCCTCCATGTGTTGAAAGCCCCCTTGGGGGCGGTTTATCCGGTTAGTCGGATTGGGGTTTAAGCGCCGCAGCGCCAAAATACGTTTACAGGCGTCCGCCACCATGCGCCGTCGCGGTATCCGTCAATAACGTGCGGGGCGGATACGATCTTGACCGCGACACCTTGGAAGTTGATGCACAGATCGTCGGGGAAGTGCGCGGCAATCTTGGCCCCGGCTTCCTCGTATACGGCTTGATCCTGCCCGATAGGCGCGACGTGGGATAGCGTTAGTGTTCCGCGCCGCTCATGTGCGCCCGATGCCACGAATACGCGCTCGGGGGCGATATTTACCCGCCCCACCGCGATATAAGCGGCACTGGTCGGAGTGAACACATCGGCGGGG